TCAGCGTCTTTTCGCGCTGGATTGAACCGTTCATCGAAAAGGGGTTTGTAGTAAATGTTATATTCTATCGTTCTCGCTTTTGTGTCACCATATCCTACGTCAGCCTTGTTGCATGGCTCAAGCTCCGAGGGCTTTTCGTACAATTTATTTCCCGCCATTACCTGCTCGAAGAGGGCGTCTACTTTTATATTGACTTGGACATCGCTACATTCTTTGTTGTAAACGCTGTAGGTTTTTGCATACCTATCAATCGCCCCCTCAAGGACTGCGTGTTGGGAGTTTGCTTTTATGGAATTTCCATGTAGTTTGAGGTCCTTCTCAAGATCTTCCCCTTGGCGTCCCGGAGAATAGTCTATGTTCGTTGCCTTATCATACCCTTTTACCTGAGGCCCGAAAAGTCTTTCTCCGATAGCTCGTTCGACACTTAAGTCAAAATCCTTGCCGTCTCCCAGATTGGCCGAAAGAGAAGGCAGCTCCCCGATAGGGTCTCCAAAATTATGCTCCACATTTATGTCTTGAAAATTAAAGTATCCATGATTGTCCACTACAGGAACGTCGTTCCAGTAAACCGAACGCAAAAAGCCTAGTTCAAGTAGAGCGCTTCCTCCCGCTGCCCCCGTTGCGCTGTAGTGGGCAAATGTCACGTTATCATAACCGGTTTTGTTTTCAGACGCCTCGTAAGAATAATCTCCGCTTACTATACCCTCGATGGGTCCTTCCGAGATAAGGTCTGCGATTTCGGCAAAATTCCGAGTAACCCAATAATCTCCAGAAATCTTGACTGCTGATAGATCGGTTACTACCGGGCGAGCTTGTCTTTTATCCTTTTTGCCTTTTCCCATTTAATCTCCTCCTTCCCATCCCTTAACGGCTTCCTCCACCAAGGTACCCGCCGTGGGGATATTATAAAGTAGCATTTTCTTTGAAATCCCCCACGTATCAAGTGGGTTAATCTCGGCGTCAACATGCACGTTGTCCATTGATGTTTGTATGACATGACTTCCCACCAGAAGCCTTCCGTAAGCCACAAAAACCGGGCCGCCTTCCCTTACGGTGTTCTGAGGGCCATTGAATAAATAAGCTCGAGCTCGGCTTTGTTCTATTTCTCTAAAGTCACCAAATTTTGGCATGGGGGTAAGCATATTTGTTACTCCTGCTGATACCAAACCAAGGCCCCCCATAAAAACAGCTCCGGCCATATTAGATGAGAGGCCCATACCCAGACCCGCTTTTGTCCCCCAAAAACCAAGCCCGGCTCCTCCGACTGCTATCATGGCGATTCCAGCGATAACCATTAAGACATCTTTGACGTTGATCTTTTTGGATCCCTCGATGACGGGTACTATGTCAATCGTTTTTAGCGTGTCTAAATCCATGGTTAATTCTGATTTACGTAAATCATCATAATTATCCACATCTTTACCCTCCTCTATCATGAAATCTCTTCCATTGATAAGGATTCTATATTTTATGTGTTTGCGGTCATTTTTTAAAAGGTTGTTGTAAAATTTTCCCGAATTACTCTCTATTCCCCTTATGGCTTCCGACACATTCCTAACCTTAAGCCTCCATTTATTTTTGGACATTTGCTTGGCTAGTACCCCGTGCAGGGTGATGTCTACTTTATCGTTCATTTTTTCAATCTATATACTTTTTTTACTCGTCTTTGAAAACTTTCCGTAAGCTTTTCTACTATGGGGTGTTTTCCCCGAGGATGATGAAAGATATTTCCGCTTCCTACGTAAACAGCCGTATGGCATACGCCTTTTCCTTTTATGTATTCTAAAGATATTATATCGTGTTTTCGCAGAGTCGTCTCTAAAAAATCTATCTCTTCGAAAAGGTCAGAATGGTTGGTTCGGTTCAGTTCTATTATCTTTTGTATCAACAAGGGGTCTCTTTCGCTCCAATCTTCTTTCATTCTCAAGAAGTTAAGGTCCGAAAGGTCAATGTCAAAGTTTTCCTTGTAATAGTTTATTACCAGCGTCATACAATCAGAAATTCCCGTCTTAAAGGAGGTACTGTGGATGAAAGTCTTCTTTCTTGAGGGATCAAACTCGGAAAAGGAATTGTTTCTAATGTTATATAAAATATAATTCACCTCATGAGTTTGACTGTTAATGATGTCGGAGGGGGAAAATTTTTCTTCGTCCAAATGCGAGTGGTAGATTGCGTTGACGTTTCCTTCCCGAGATGCTTTTATGTAATCGAGAGGACTTAATGAAAAGTGATCTGTGGGTTTGGGGGCTACGTTTCGGCAGCGCATAACCTTGGTGTTGTTAACTATAATTCCACAGCATTCACGAGGAGATTCCTCCAAGGCGTGTTCTTTGATTTCTTTTTTTATGTGTGGGTTTAAGGTCATGTTAGCCTCCGCGATAAATTTTCCGAGCGGCGGGAAACCCGCCAAAGGGGAGTTCTCCTTTTGTTATGCCACAACTGGACTTCCCAGTATCGTTTTGGACACTGCCCCTTACTCCCCATCTCATTCGACAACCCGTCAGCGTCTTAGAGCATTCGTCAGCTATCCAATAGTCGGTATTGGGGGGAGGGTTTTCTGAGTTAATTACTATATCTTGACCTTCGGTTAAACGTTTGTGAAAGATATCTACTTTCGCGACAAAATAAAATTTTATCTTGTTTTTGATTAGGTAGCAGTAGTCTCCTTTTTTGTAGGCCATATTGCCCCCTTCTGCCCCTTGGGCTTTAGAGGAAGGGTCCCATTTACCTTTGTCATCCCCCAAGGAGGACCCCAATACAGCCGTTAACTTTTCGTCTAGGTCGTTAGAGCAGGGAGGGGCTAGAGATGGAAGCCCCACTCCTTTTACTTTAGTGGGATCCCCGGGAAGTTTTTTTAGTTCTGCTTTTTGAAGAACTGGGACATCGGATCCATTTGAGTCATCGCCATCTGGAACTTCTAAGGCCGTGGGGTGTTGGTACCAGCACCCTATTCCTCTATACTGCCACATGCATTTGTCAGATATAATTACTCTTTTGGGAAGTTTGTACCCTTCAAGATCCAGAACTGACGACAATTGGTAAGAGAGTATCATTTTGTTTTCGTTTATCTTACGTTCTATAAAATAAACGTCAGGAGGCATTTCGGCATAAGGATCGGGCTCGTATCCCTCTGGAAGTTGTTGTAGGTCCCTTGGGCTCACTGATTCATCTGGGAGGGGAGCGGGTGAGAAATTTTCTTTGTCTAAGTATTTCGCGTATGTTTTACGACGAGTTACTTTGGTCCCCACCAAATCTCCGAAGCTTCTTATTTCATGGCGCAATAGGGAAATTTGATCTACGCCATCTTTCGATTGACTTGCGATAGATAGCGTAGGGCGAGGTAGTGTTCCTCGTGAAGTTACCTCAAATCCCTCAGCGTTTATGGGAGCTGGGAAATATTGGTAGCCCCTCCATATTATATAAGAGTTAAAAATATTTGCGTTGTTATGAAATCTTAAAACGCCGTCTCCATAATCGACCTTGTTGCTGGGTTGAACGCTTGCTAGTTTTTTGTCGGGGGCACTGTTTTTCAAGAGTTCGTTGAAGTCCATCTCAAAAAAAGTCAGTACCGCAGAAGGCGTCAGGTTGGACATCTCATAGCGTAACGATTTAATGGAAGACTGAGCCCTGTCGGTGGTTAATTTATAATCGGGGTCTGGCATCTTAGTCGTTAACTTGAATGAGGGTGGTGCTTATGTTGTAGTTGTCGAAGAAGGTGTATGTACTATTAAAAGTTGCGCATATGAATCTTTTTTTGCCCCCGGTGTTACTTTCAGAATAAGGCGGTGGCAGGTGTTTCAAAAGAAAACTTTCAGATCCTTTTCTAGATTTTAGAAAATGAAGAATAGCGGTAGCTTCTTTTTCGGTTCTCTGCTCGAAGACAAAATTAAGATTAATGAAATCCGTGAATATGCCGTCTGGAGTTCTTTGCGTGTATCCATTTCCAAAACCGACCGTACTTATTCGTGGGGTATGATTAGCTGACGTATTGTAAGACGGGGTCCATAAAAATTCAGGGGGGTTTTCGCCGTTAAGGTTGTGGTAAAAGCCTCCCCAGAAGGCGGAAGTGGCTGCGGGTGTATTGCCTGTATGATTGTCTTTTAAGGAGTAGTAATAATTAAATTTTTTTGGGACTCCGCTGGTTCCGATGGTCTCCTTGACATAAACTATATCATTTTTATTGTACGTTTCAGTGTTGTAGTACTTCTTTACGTCGTAAATGCTGGTGGTTTTGTCGGCCATTTTTCCTTAATCCTTTATTTATTATATTACACTTAAAAACAAGTGTAAAATAAAGATAAGGTAATGTTAGGAAGAATAAGGAGAGAGGCCGAGCAGCTAACCATTAACGGCACGGGAATACAAGGAGTTCAGTCGATGAGCGCCCAGTATAGCTCGGTGGGAGGTTCTCCTTTGAAGAGTTTGGGGATAGATGACATCAAATACGCTCCCGAAGGACCACAAACAGCCCGTCTGGAGGTAAATACGCTCCTCACCCACGTTATTAACGACAAAGTGGACCACAGTTTTATAGGGCACTCTTTGGATCCGATGCAAAATTTCACGGGCGACCTTCCTTTTAGTGGGGTAATTGACTACGGGAGCAAACAGCTTTATTTTACTGACGCATATTTGGAGACTTATGGGGTTTCGTGCAGCGTCGGAGAAATTCCTAAGTCTGTTACAACTTCGGTTATTTATGGGGGGTTCGGGACAGGATCCTTTCCGGCGTGGGCACAAGGAGGCAGGGTAGACCCTGTCTTAAATATAACCAGCTATAACTCCATGGAAATAAATCTTGATGAATTTAAGACTAATCGTGTGAGTTCTTTTAGTGTTGAGGTGGCTACCCCTAGGGTTCCCATCTATACAGTGGGACTCGATATTCCGACGGGGGTAATCGCTGGTACTCCTGTGGAGGTTAATATAAACTTTAATTTACAAGTGGAAGATTACGAAATAAAGAATATGAGGTTTGTTCCTGACGAAACAACTTTCAGAAATACCACGATAACTCTCAACAAAAACAATTCAAATACGCCTTTATTGACGTATTCTTTTGACGATATGCTTTTGACGAGCGAGTCATTCAGCGCTACCAACACTTCTGATGCAGGAGTGAATTTTAATTTGAGAACTTTCATTTTGAGGTAAAAAATGTGTAATACTTACAAATAAAAGGTTATGGCAACGGTATTTTATGATAAGGCAGAAGTAAATGTTTCGTTTGAGGGCATTGATGAGACTTTGTTGGCTAGCAACTGTAGTATTAATTTCGCGAGCCCTTCTCAGCCCATGTATGCCATTGGACACAAAGGGTCGCTAGGTCAGTTTCCCGCTGGAGCTCGAGCTGGGGACATGTCGTTTGGTTTCATTTCGAGTATAAGTGGTCACCATCATGGTCACAGGGGTAATATCATTAACTATCTAGCTAGCGGTATCAAGAATTCTGTAAATTCAGAAGCTAGCGGGGTTCAAATAAGATGCGCCGGAGTTACTGGGTATGGGTTTCTGAATTCTTATAGTTTCAACGTAGCCAGCAATGCCGTTTCAACATCTAGTGCCAGCTTTACTTTTTTCGGGTCAGGGGATCAGCTTCCCGTAAGTGGGTTCCTGTACGGCGAAACCAACGAGGTCCCAATTCAAACTGGGCTGTTGGCCACGGGAGTAGTTCATGGCAGGTACACTAACCTTAGTCCTCTTAAGACGATTATTACTGGCCCCGCGCAAACCGCCAACGTTTTCGGGGCCGATTACTCTTTGTCTATGGCTCATAATCCTGTTTACAGGCTAGGGCAAGAGTTTCCTACTACTAGTTTTTATACAACGGCTCAAGAAACTGTGAACGTGACAGAAGATGTTTTTGATAATGCTTTAGAATTCGATGAATCTCCTTCGAATATAACTCTCCAACTGGTTGGTATAGGGGGAAGTTCAGCCATAGATTATATGCATGTTGGGATATCGGGGGCAAAGCAGCAGGGGACCAGCATGACGGCAGGGCTTGACGACATTATAAGAACCCAGAAAACTTTAACTGCGGCCTACTAATGTGCTTTATTCAGCTTCCAATGCCAAACTTAAGATAAACGGCAATGAAATACTTGCCTCTAACGCGTCTTTGTCTTTGGGAGCCAGTCTTAATCCTCAATACAGAATAGCGGGTGAATCAACCCGTAATACTGCGATATATACCCCCACAAACGGAATAGGGGGACAATTAAATTTCAGCTACTTTATAACCGGCAAAGATTATTTTAAGACTTTCATAACTGGTCAGGGGGAAACTGGTAATATGGGGGAGGTTATCTCGGGGAACTTCGGCGGCCTTAATTTTGATAGTGGTTATCTCACTTCCTATTCGGCGAATTTTAGCCCCAATTCTTCTAGCGTGGCAAACGTTTCTGTAGCGTTTTTCGATCAGTTAAACGGGGTTTTTTCACCCACGGAAACGCAAGCGCCCGATTCAACACAGATATTAAATTTAAGGTCTGCGATAATCGAGGGAGAGTTTGCTTCTGATTCGGAAGGAAGTGTGGATAATTTTATAGGGGGGTCTTATAATTACACATCACAGGTTCGTCCCGTCTATCTCATGGGGGAAACTAAACCTAGCTCTGTGGCTTATGGCGAGAAGGTGGTTAATATGAATTTTGAAATAGATTCTCCTACCGGTTATCTTCCCGTGTCGGGAACAAGCGCTAAAATAAAGGTGTCTTTATTGCCTTTCATAAGCTCGGACGTAGCCTTTGCGGTAGAGGATTTCGTGTGCTCGGGGCTTATTCAGCAAAGAAATATAGCCTCGGCAGCGGGGGATTACATTAAACATTCGATAAATATAGTCCAAAACGATACTCAAGATAGCGAAGTCGTGATCCGAAAGATGGCGGATTACCTAGGAATATACATGGGGGTAGACTAACAAAATATGCCAACTTTCATTCCCAGCAAGTCTTTTACTATAAGTGGTACAAATTTAAATTTTGTACGAAGGATATCTTTCGGCGATGAAGATGTTACGACCTTGTCCTATTTGGGGACAACTGGAGTTTCGGGACTAGTCCCTCCCGGAGCCATCAGCGGAGACGTCTTTGTGGAGACTCCTACCTCACTGGTGAATTTAGGAGCAATTACTCAGGTTTTAGATTCAGATTCTCAGCTTTCGGTGGGCCCTTTAGTCGGGTACAATGTAAGCGGGAAAGCGGGTGATATAATCCAATTAACAGGAACTAACTTCTACCAAGTAGATACCGTGAAGTTCGGGGATGTTAGTGGTGAATTTTATTCCATTTCCAGTAATTTGATAGAAGCGAGAATCCCTCCCAACGCAGATTACGGAGGGATTACTGTTTTCTCTTCTCTTCGGACAGGGGTTGACGGTGATATCTCTGTAGCAAGTGGCGTAACCTCTAATAATTTTGTGCCTATCCCGGAAGTAACGGGTTTAAATTCGGGGCAATTAGTTTCTGGGGAAGTATTTTCATTGGAGGGTAGATCTTTAAGTGGGGTTACGGGAGTTAGTATTAATGACATAGAATCAAATAGCGTCACGTTAGTTTCCTCCTCCAAGATAAACGTTGAAGTCCCCAGTGGGGATTTTAGAGGAGTCCCTAATTTACTGCTAGAGAGCGGAGCTTCTCACACTGCTCCCAATTACATACAATTTAA